TTATTCCACATTGATTGGCAGCACTTTGCTGTCATTATTATATGTTGTAACTATATATTTGCATTTTTGAGTATCAACAGTAACAAGCATATTATCAGAACACTCAGTACCATTAATTTCACCTGCCCATAATGAAATCTGAGGATATCGCTGACCTCTTTCCATATACATCAGCCCGCCATCAATTGTTGTACCGTCTTCAAAAACACAGTGAACAGCCATGCCTGACTCTGAATCATTAATATCGTCCCAAAAATCTTTGCGCATAGTGTCATGTATTCGTATCTGTCTACGCATATTGCTAAACCATTTTGACTCAAAAATCTTACCTAAAACAAAAGCAAGAATAGCCGAGACCATACATACAGTAGCAACATAAAACCACTCGTAAAACTCCCAATCAAGGTTAGTTTCTGTCGTTTCTCGTATATATCGTGAAACTAGCTGTATACAATACCCAACAACATAATACGTCAACCATCTTGTCTGTCCATCTTGTTCTGGCACTATCATTGCAGCCAGCCTAAACACATATATAAAGATTAAACCGAATACAAATGGCTGTATAATTTGCGGGAAATATTCCATAAACTCCTTCATATGCTATTCTTCCTTTCGTTCCTTGATTTCCTTTGGTTTAAAAACATCCTTTTGCTGTTTTACCAATTTCTTTAAATTTTCTGTATTGTTTTTGTCGTAACTATAGTTAAAGGTTCTGTTTTCTAAATCTTTTTCACTCATAATATAATCTCCTGTTTTTATTTGATTACATTATACAACAAATAAGAAACAGTCTCAACCTAGTACACTTTAGTTACTTTCAGAGCCTCCATAGCCGGCTTAATTGTATCTTCAACAAACCCATTGCCTTTAGCGTCTCTGTAGTCCTTATACAGTTCCCAGAATGCATCGGCTTCCATATTAGTCCAGGACTGTGACGGATTTTTCTCAATGCTTGTATAGAAGTTATAACTCTGCACCAATTTTTCTCTCAGCTGATTTCTCTCACGGCGCATATCGTGTTCTTCCATAACAGCAAGTCTGTCAGATAAATCTGCAAGCACCTGTGATATTTCAGCAAATTGTTCTTTAAATTCACATTGTATGTCAAGGCTCTGCTGTCTGTATTCAGGGTATTTCAAAACACCCTCATAAGCCATTTTAAGTTTTCTGTCCTTTTCTTCCTGAATTTCATGCTGTCTGATAATGTGGTCGTTTACCTTTTTATACATTTTATATATAAATAAACAGGCTATTCCCATTGTAAACAGGTCAACAATACTCACACTACCAAACAGAGAAATAAATTCATTGTAGCCGTTCAAAGACACCACCTTAATCCTTCCTGTGGTGTCCTATCTTACACCACAATATCAGTCTATTATTCACCTTTGATATAGCTGGACACCGCGCTGTTCTGGCTCAATTCATCCTCAAGCCAGTTCAGTGCAATATCTACATAACCCTTAAATATTTCAAAGGAGATAAAGTTTTTAATCCAAGGAAATTTAGACAGCGCAGAATCATAAACCATACGCAGCTTAAGTTCTCCTGTACCGCTGCCGAGCGCCTTTTCAGCCTGTGCTACAGCCCATTTCAACCACTCCTGCAGGTCAGCAATCTGCTGGCTTGTAGGCTTGGAAAACCAATTATGTATAAAATTCACAACAAAGGCAACTGTTGCAGCAAGCACAACCCATAAAGCCCAGTTTTCTAAAAATGCTTTAATATATTCCATAAACTATTCTCCTTTCAGCCATTTTAAAATCTTTTCAAGCAGACTTACCACACAGTTGTGCTGTGTCTGTCCGCCTTTAAGCTGCTCAATTTCAGAACAAAGCTTACTGTTTTCAGCAACCAATTCTTCTCTTGCTCTTTCAAGATTAGCAACAGAAATAATGTGCTGTTCATTTTCTTTTTTCAGGTTTGCAGTTTCAACCATCAATGCAGCCGCTTTATTCTGTGCATCTTCAAGTTCGGCAGTAAGTGTCATATTTGTAGCTTTAAGCAGTGTAATTTCTGTCTGTCTGCTATTGCATTCCTTCTGCATTTCATTAAGGTCAGCGACAACTTCTGCTGTTTCCGCAGTGGCCTTATCAAGCATAGAAACATAATCACTGCGCACAGCTTCGATTTTAGCTTTCAATTCAATAACTTCTTTTTCAAGTTTTTGACAATCAGCACAAACTTCTGGAGCAGGTTCATATTTAATACAAGGAATAAACAGACTTTTACACAGTCTAACAATAGTCAACTGGTCTCCTTTAGACATTTCACCTGTGATAATAAAACCTTCATCAGATTTTGCCTCAACACCAAGTTCTTCAACTTTAGCTTTAATTGTTTTTATATCTCCCTGAGATGCAAAGCCAATACAAAGCTGGCAAGGTGTTTCACTTAAAGGTTTAATCATATCCTGTACATATTCACCGTACAAAATATTTTTATCAAGTGGTTCGCCTGCAAGGCCATATTCTGCACCATCGTTGCAAGCGTACTGCCACATATAGCATTCGCGGTCTGGCTGTTCTGCATCAATAGGTCTTGCAAACCAAATTTTATAATCAGGATGAGCATCAAAGAATTCCTGACCAAACCAATTATCCCAAAAATCTTTATTTGTATAAATACCTGCCACATAGCCGCAGCGCTTTACTTCTTCGCACCAAGCAACTGTCATTTCACGCAACTGCTGTGGTGTTATATTACGTCCATTTTTAACATTGTAGTTATAACTAAAACCTTCCCAGTCTTCAAAGATAGGCAGGTCAACATTATCAGGATTAAATCCACGTTTTTCAATTTCATCAATAAGATAATCAGCTTCTTTAATTGCTTCTGTTTCATTGTAAAAATAGTTAGCAGAGAAGAAGCCAATTTTCAAATCACCTCTATCTTTAAGATAGCGGTCTAAATTTTTATCTACACTATCACTACCAATAGCAACGCGTGGAATTACAAATTCTGCTTTACCGTTCGCAGTAATTTTTTCCATCGCATTTACTGTACGATTATGAGATAAATCAACACCATAAATTTTATTCACTGTTTTTATTTCTCCCTGTTCTATATTACTGACGCGTTTCCAACTGTAACCGCCATTATCTTTGTCGATTATTACATCGTCATCAAGCAAAAACAGGTCATACAGATGTGCCTGATTTTCACAAACATAAACCCCTTGTGCATTTGGGAACTGCGTACAGCTTTTCCACTTGCCTTTGCCGGCCTCGATATGAACGTGTATTGCAAATTTGTTAGGATTGCCGCTGCCCATACCTCCTTCGTCATAGAAATATTCACCCTGTTTAATAATCTGCCCTTCGACAACGTTAAACTGGCTGTCGTGTATACAAAGCAATCGAGCATAATCAGATGTTCCGTCCGCGAATAAAACAGGGGATATACTTTCTAAATAAAGTTCGCCAGTCGCATTGTGACGGCAACGTTTTACAACGGTGACTTTACAAAAGGTCACGAAATTGATGTGGAAATGCAGGAACTTGCAAACAAATATACAAGCCTTGCAAGAGAAGCTTGTTTCTTGGCATTATCCAAAACATCTCACCCACTTCTTGAAGCTGTAAAACAGTATAATTACGACAGTATTAAAATTGTTGATAAGACAGTCGGCGAAAGCAAAATACCTGTTCGCTCAATCGAGGATACAAAAAGGGATATTGACCTTAAAAAGTTGCACAAGTTTGTTCCTGGCGGTATTGGTTGTGAAAGCAACTGGTTACATATGATTGAAAAATTCAATCTTTTGCTTACTGTAAGGGTTTGCAATGAAATTAAGGCGGATTATCACGAAATCGTGAAACTTTCCGATATCGCAGATTGCTATGCTATGGGTGAAATTGCACGCAAAATTGAACTTGGTACAGATGTTTCAAGTAACGATAAAATCCTTGAAAGCCTGCAGATTGTTGTAACTGCTATGCTTGGCGGTGATTATGCAGCCGAACTGCGTGATGTGCGTTATCTTAACTGTGTGTACTCCAAAAAAGGTAAATCTGCGCTTAAAGTATCTTGTGCTAACCACAACTATCTGCTCAAATATATTACAAACATTTGCTATCGTATCGTAACAAACGGCAATTACACAGCAGATTATAAAAAGGTTGATAAATAGTATAAATGGCGGTTTATCCGCCTTTATATACTCCAATTGATTTTTGGCTTCTGGAGGGCTGTGCCTCAACAGCCCTACCCCACAATTTTATATGTTGGTTTTTATCAAATCAGATAAGAGGTGTTATGTATGGAAAATTTTATTGATTGTAATGGTATATCTATCACTGATGGGGCTAAATGTCAGTACACTGGTGAGATGCCCGAAAAGCTCAAAGCTATAAACTTATCTAATATTGGTTTTATAAAGTATATAGCTAATAATATGCTTGGTTTTTTTACTGCTATAAATGGTGAATTGTACGCAACAGGTCTGTTTTGGACTTTTGATAATACGCCTTGTTATGACCTTGTTGTAATATAATCTTATCTTTTTGACTTAGTTAGTTTTTTATATTATAATTTATATAAATTTCTACCTAAAGGGGTGTTGCTGATGTTGATTGAAGAACCAGGTGTTATAAAAGCTGTTGGTTTTTTATATAACCGCATTTCTATAGACAAAAATGTTATGTATAAGTTACTTATGCGTGACGAATTTACAGCTGCAATACTGGATTATATACACAAAAAAGTATATATCGACAATAAAGTTGTTTATAATATTATTAAAGATTTTTTATTTGAAAGAATGTATAATTTTTCTAAATGTAAAATCAAATTTAATACTGTTGACGATATGCGTAAATGGAAAAACACCATAAAGGCTTATAAAAAGGCACTTATGTACTTATCTGATGTTTTATATCAAGATAAATACTATTGGAAAACGGAATATTTTAATATCTATGGTGAGGATTTTCCGACTTTTAAAATATCTGAACCGCCATTAATTAAATAGCTATACGACGCTGCTATAAGCAGCGTTTTTTATTGTAAATTTTTATTAAACGAGGTTTTTTATGACTAAAAAAGAGCTCATTATGGCTGTGTCTGAGAACACGGGTTATCGGCAAACCGCTGTAAACAATGTTATAAATGCGTTATTGTCAGAAATATCCAAAGCTTTATTAGATAATAAACGAGTTTATTTGTCTGGTTTTGGCTCTTTTGAAACTAAAACAAGACCATCACGTAATTTGCGTGATTTTTCAGGTAATAATATTACGACAGCTGAACATAAATCTGTGATATTTCGTGAGGGTAAGGTATTAAAGAGTTATCTAAATACAGAATGATTATTTCCGCATTATTTTCTTTATCAATTTAGCTAAAATGACAACCCTCTCGAAAACGTAGCAAAAGCTACATTTTTAAAGGGGTTCATTTTGTCTCTATTCTATTAGCATCGCAAAAGCGGTGCTTTTTTATTGCAAAAATTTTTTACAGGAGTTTGAATATGAAAATTATCGTAACCGCAAAAGAAGCAGAAAGTTTTGCAAAACAGAACATTAAGCGTACTACAGCCAAACAAATCGATATGGAAGAAATCGGTTCAATTATTACTCGTGAAGAGTATCTGTTGGACGCTGTAAATAACTTTATCAGAATTGCTCATTGTGGGGCAAAACCTCTTGATATTGACAGAGATTGTCTGTTTGATATTCTCCACGAATTTGAGGTTGTTCTCAAAGACTACGGCATTACTACATACCACCCAAAGTTTTTTGACATAGACGGAAATGTGTGTCTTATCAACACTCTTGCCGACCTTGATGACCTTGGAATTGATTACTAAGGGGTGGTTTTTATAACTGTAAAAGAACTTATAAAGTCCTGTCAGAGCTTAATCCTGATGCAAAAGTTGTCGGATACTGTGAATACAGTGAAGATGATTTTTTAATTGAAAAAATTGAACAGGTAACAACAGACAAATATGGCATTCCATTTTACAATCAGGCTCAGTCCTGTATGTATGAACAGCCAGGCGAAACTGTTGTGGTTTTACGTTAATTAAGGAGTGATTATATGTTGGTAACTTTTCTTGTAAATGCAAGCGGTGTTGTGGTTGAGAAAACCTTTACTTCACAATATAAAGCAAGGGTTTTTATCAACAAATTGAAATACTCTAAAAAGCTGACATTGCTCAGCTATTGCAATCTTTAATTCAAAGGCGGTTTTACACCGCCTTTTTTATATGCTCAGATAGTTTAATTGGTTAGAACAAACAGACGTGTTGTGCAGGTTCGAGCCCTGCTCTGAGCCCACTATCCTACAGTTTCTGTACTTTTTCCTTTTTCTCCTCTTTTCTCCACCGAGGTTCGATATGCAGCAATGCATTGGCACGGTACAATTCCGTGGGCGGTTTTCCAAACCGCTAACGCTCAGAACCATTATATCTTTATACATATATGGCGGAGGGCTTTTTTAATGGGGTTTTGAGCCATAATCAAAACCCACCACAATGGAGGTATATAAATATGGGTACAATGGAAATTATTCTAAAAGTCGCTGCTTTTGGTTTTGCTGTTGCATACAGTTTTGTACAGCTTGCAAAACTGGACGACAGTTATGTTGATGAGGAGTGATTATATGGAAAAAATTCTTATGTTTACAGACGGCTCCTGTCTTGGCAATCCGGGTGCAGGCGGCTGGTGTGCTATATTGCGGCTTGAGGACGGAACCGATGAGGTTGTTCTCAAAGGCGGCGAAAAGGAAACCACAAATAACCGTATGGAATTAACTGCGGTTTTAAATGGTTTCAAAGACTTGTTAAAGCCTTGCAAGGTTGTTCTTACATCAGACTCGAAGTATGTATTGGATGCTTTGTCTAAAGGCTGGGCTGTAAATTGGAAACACAAAGGCTGGCGAAGGTCAGACGGCAAACCTGCTCTGAACAGTGACTTATGGGACGAGCTTTTGTCCGAGGTTTCCAAGCACGAAGTCGAATATGTCTGGATAAAAGGTCACGCAGGACATCCAGAAAACGAGCGTTGCGATGCTTTGGCAGTAGCCGAGGCAGAAAAAATCCAACGCTCTAAAACTGCGACAAAAGTTTCGCCTATTCAGGATATTGAAACTTGCAAGTGTGATTGTGGCGGTACCATTGGGGATTATTCCAGTGATGCTTATATCTGCAATCGCTTTGGAAGCTATTCCAAAGGTACTTACATATGTAATGAATGCGGAAAGGTGTTTCTGCTTAGAGACATTGAATATGACCATTTGATTATTAACGAAAAAACCGGCTGGATTTTTCCTGTGGTTTGTAAATAGTGTGAGGTGTTTATATGAAAAAGATTAAGGTAGTTGTGTGTGAGCCTAATAAATTGGCTTATGCAACAGAAATTAACGCCAGTCTTGCATCATATCAGCGCATTGTTGGTGGACAAATTTCAGCTTATTACCCATTTGATGAGTTGGTTTGTATCGTTTGCAATGATGAAGGTAAGATAAATGGAATGTCGCTTAACAGGGCAATTAAGCACGAAAATAAAATCATCGAGATTATGGCGGGTCCGTTCTTTATCTGTGATTGCAGTGGCGAGGATTTTGGTAGCCTTACAGATGCACAGCAGAAAAAATATCTTCAGCTTTTCAAATTTCCCGAAATATTTTTCAAATCGGGTGAGGAAATAAAAGCTATACCTTACAAACCTTGAGTGGAAATATATTTTGCAAACCTCTTGACATACGTGTTAATACGTGGTATAATATACTCAAATCAAAGAGAGGAGTATAAAAGATGCCACTAAGCGGAAAGGAAATGATTAAACTATTACAAAAGAATGGTTTTAAGATTATCAGTCAAAACGGTAGTCACGTAAAACTTTCAAATGGTATAGTTACCGTACCTGTTCCACAACACGGCAATAAAGACCTTGGAAAAGGTTTAGAGCAGGCAATACTTAAGCAAGCAGGATTGAAATAATCCTGCATTGCTTAGATAATATAGAGGTGAGTATTATGAAAAAGGTTTATAATGCAATATTCAAAAAAGAAGAAACCGGATATTTCGTTAGATTTCCTGATATTCCAGAGGCTATCACAGAGGGTGAAACATTAGAAGAAGCTTATGAAATGGCTTTTGATGTATTAGGTTTAATGCTTCAGAACGAAAAAGGAGTATTTGAGTATCCTAAAGCAAGTGCGCCATCGGATATTAAACTTGAAGATGACGAAGTTTTAGCGATGATTTATTTTGATGAAATTGAATATCTTCGTAAAACCAATAATGCTGCGGTTAAGAAAACACTCACAATACCGGAGTGGTTGAACACTATGGCTATAAATGCAAATATAAATTTCAGCCAAACATTACAAGAAGCTTTAAAAGCAAAGCTTAATATCTAACTATCAAACAAAAAGGCACCCATAAGGGTGCTTTTTTATTGCAAATTTTTTGGTTTTTCCTGCTTTTTCAGCAGTAAAAATAAAAAGACAACCCGCACAGTGACTAATGTCACCTCTCGCCCACCTTATCGGCGGACTTTAACTCTCACCTTAACAGTGCGGCGCACTGTGGATTTGCGCACCGTCTGTTTTTTAATGACAATTTTTGCCATAAGGTGTTACCTCCTTTCAGACATATTAGTTAGCTTGGGGGCTAACTTTGGTTAGTTTAACCAATCCCTTTGGGATTACATCTTCCTGGAGAGAGTATAGCGGGTTGTCTAAACCCTAATATAACACAGAATTTTTTATTAATCAATAAAGGAGAATGATTATGAATTTAAAAGAAGCATTTCGTTTTCAGAAACGTCTTAACGAATTTATTGAGACTGCCATAATCTATGCAGGCTCAGTATCTTACGCCTATAAAACAACACATAAGCACTTTGTAAACAAGGTAAATCCTGATATAGAGGATTTCGAAGAAGTTACCGAACCTGAAAGTTTTCTCTGTTCAATCGACAATATGGCAAAAATTGCTATTGCTCTTATCGGCGAGCGTGAAAAACTTTCTCTTGCTATTGTAGAAGCAAAGCGTACAGCTCCTATTGATATCGACGTTTATACAGACCTTAACAAAACCCGCCGCCTGTTAAGCAATAAAATTAAGGCTATATCTTCTCATAAACCAACTATTGTAAAAAATGTTGGTTACGGAACAAGATTTAATGTCGAGGGCAATCAGGTTCAGTACCGTTATGATGTGGAGATTCATAGAGAAGACTTTTTCGACAGAGAGTGGTGTAAATCTAAAGTACCTGAACTCTACGATATATGCGAAGAAACCTCCAAACAGCTGGAACTTGCTCTTCTTTCTACAGAGGTAGATTACGAGCCACTTTTCAAAATCAACGATAAATTCGAAGACGTTGTTGCTTCGTTTTTATAAATTATTATTCATGCACAGGACAAAAGTCCTGTGTTGTGAGCATAATGCACGATGAGGTTTTTCAGTTTGACGTCCGTCAGTATGTTAACTGGCAATTTGTCGGTATCGACAGGTTTTTATATCTTTCACTCTAAAAAGATATCATCTCGCTTTTTGATGTAAAAGAAGCTCCTTAATGAAACAAAATTCCTTTCTGCTTGAAAAATTATACAAGATGACTTGCGTTTATCATCAGTCGTATCACGATACGCCAATCGCCACTTCCATATTTCGCCAATTCGCTTATCTCGCCAATTCGCAAACACGATAATCGCTTCGTTACACATCGGTTAATTTTACTTAAAAGAATAATTCTTAAATCATATTGAATGATTTATACACTGTAGGGTTTTTGGCGTTCCCTTGAAAAACCATATTGCATTAACCGACATAGTTGGTTTTTGCATCAATTTCAAACCGATTAATCAACTCAAACATTGTGCTTACAACACAGGGTTTTTACACTCTGTCTAATTTGCAATCCTACTTTCCATATACTTGTACCTCCTTCCAAAGCCCGTGATTACTCACGGGCAGCTCTGTGTGTCACACCTCCACGCGGTTCAGAGCGGGCAATGTCAACGACAGCTAACGTGATAAAGCAATATTTTTATTGAGCAAAAGCTCACGAACGAAAGGAGAATAACTCTATGTCCAAAATTCTTATTGCTGGTAACACTATGGTTATCGAATCTGGCTACACACTTCAGCAGCTCAAAACTGTGGAAAAATACCAGCCAAAAGCACTCTGTCTTTATGACGAAGACGGCAAAAATGTAGAATTCAAAGTTTCTACAGGCGCAGCAGGCAGTATCTCTGCATTTGGTGCGGTTTTTGCTTCTGAATCCAAAACAGCAGGTAAAAAAGCTGTTATCTCTATGCCAATTCCTGACGACGTTGAAGACGCTTACGCATTTGCAGAAGACAAGGTTGGTCTTGCAATCGTAAAACTCGGTCAGGTTGAAGCTGGTCTTGCAGCAGCACTTGCAACTGTTGAAGCAGATAAAGCTGCTATCAGACAGAACATCGTTATGGTTGGCGAAGAACCTGCGGCTGAACCAGAGCAGGAATAGTCAGTGATAACCAGTGCGGCGGAGGTTTTTCTGCCGCACTCAAAATCGTTTTCAATTTTCATTAATATACAAATACATAAGGAGAAAAATCTATGATTAAAGTTAAACTTAACAACAACGTTGGCGAAAGAGAAGTTATCACAGATGTTAACACAACTGTAAGAACATTCCTCGCAGACAATGCGGTTGACACAAATTCCTGTCTCGTAAATATCGATTCCTGTATGCTCGCACCAGGCGATATGAACAAAACATTCGCACAGCTCGGCATCGAACCAGGTGCTGAATGCACAATGTTTGCGATTGTAAAAACACACAACGCATAGGATTAAAACCAAAAGAGCTGCCCAAAACCAAACAGGGCAGCTCTTTAATTCTTAATGAAAGGAAAGTTTTATGTTTAACAATGTGCTTAATGGGTTAACCTTAACCGGTGAGTATTCCAACGAGGTTTTTCCTAATATTACCGGCTCATATTGTGATAACGATTTGACATTTTTGGCAACCCTTAGGGCATTGTTGCCGGGCAGAATGCCAGAGGGTACAGGAATAACTTTCTGCGACAAATCGCTTATAAGACGTATGAGCGATTACGAAGACACTGAACCAAGAGATGTCGTATGGCGGTTTTATTTATTTTAATACACTAATATATTTACTTGTGTTGATTATTTCAATTCGTTTGAAATGCTTTTCGTTCACAACAAAAGTAAAAACTTGTCAGAGAACTGGGCAATGCAGCGTGCAGGTAAAGCGTCGTCGTACTTCAAATTCTGAAGACTCTACTGAGATTTCTTCTACCATATCAAAAGTAAGGCTCGCAAATTTCACCAGTCCATCAGACTAATTTAAAGTCAAAAAAAAAATCTGAAATCTTTTTTTTTTTTTTTTATCCCAAGCTCCTGTCCCACTCCCTGGAAGGAGACCGGTATCCAACACTATTTAGAACACAAGTATCTTCTTTCTGCAATGTATGATTACTATTTTAGTAATGCCTTTAGTTTATAACAAGGGTGAAATTTTGTCAGGGAAATGCCAGAACTGCAGGCAGATGCCTCTTCGTCGGGATGAACGGTAAGCTCTGAGTTAGACCAACATCTTTAAGAATTTCACATAATTCTTAATCCTCAAGACATCAAATCCCACATTTTTGCACCAACATGATAATTTCCCCAGCTTCATTTACATACTCATTTTTGTCCATTTGGCTGGTTCAATCATCTCTCTGATGCGCAAGAAGGCTGCCACATCACAACAAAAGATTGCAGAATATTCAAAGGAGAATGAATATGCCTTACATTACAATTAAAACACCACCACGATATGCAAATATCAGCTTTGATGACATTCTCAACAACACAGTTGATATGTCAAGGGTGTGGTATTCCACATCAGAAACAAGCACACGCACATCTTTTAAAGAAAATCTTCCGCAGGAATTTATCCGCAAATTCTATATTGCCAGAACTTCACAGAACTTATTTAACTTCTGTAATCAGTTTAAACACCTTATAAATGCTCCTGTGTCCGATTTTTACACAACTTTTTATGTCGAGAAAAAGGGCAAGGGTATGCGCCAGATTTTTCGTTCTGTGTTTGACTCACAGAAAAAATACATAGACTGCAGCTCAAAAGATGTCTGCAGATTTATCGCAGATACTCTCAGTCCTGTCATCAGACAGCATACAAACAACACAGATGACCAGATAACATCTGATGCAATGGCAAAAATTACAGAATATCTTACAGGTCTCGGCTTTGTCATCACACCGCAGGAAATGCTTGGTTTTTTCAAATCAGCATACAGACGTATAGACGCGCCAAATGCAGAACTTAAAAAAGCACTTAATTCACTTAAAGACATTTTGGAAGATACTCTTTCACAGGGCGAGCTTGCTTCATACCACACAGCTGCTTTTGCTTATATCAAAGGCAGAAGCACTATAGATGCGGTTAAAAAACATCAGCAGAATGAAAGCCGCTGGTTCGCAAAGTTCGACTTCTCCAACTTCTTCGGAAACACAACTCCGGAGTTTGTTATGCAAAGTTTCCGCAACATATTCCCTTTTTCACAGTTGCTCAACAATGTGTACAACCGCGAAGTTTTTGAAAAATGTATTAAACTGTGTTTTTTAAACGGCGGTCTTCCACAGGGTACACCTATCTCCCCTTTCATCACAAACGTTATGATGATACCAATCGACTTTCAGCTTTTCAACACATTAAGAAAGCACGATAAAAAGTTTGTATACACACGCTATGCAGACGATATCATCATCTCATCACGTTACGACTTCAATGTTAAAGAATTGGAAATCACAATCAATTCTGTTCTTCAGGGTCATAACGCTCCGTTCCAGTTAAATGCCGACAAGACACGTTACGGCTCCTATGCCGGGCGCAACTGGAATCTGGGAGTAATGCTCAACCAAAACCACGATATTACAGTTGGTTACAAAAACAAGAAGAAATTCCGTGCGGCTTGCTATCAGTACATCCTTGCCAAAAGAGCAAATAACCCTTGGGATTTAAGCGAAGTTCAGCACTTTGCAGGTATTTTGTCTTACTACAAAATGGTTGAAAAGGATTACTTCACACAGCTGCTGCGGTTTTTAAATAAAAAATACAGCTGCAATATCGAAAGTATGCTCAAAGCAGATTTAAAAGTTTAATAAAACCCAAGTTTTGTGCCTCGTTATCGGGGCACACATATGCCGCTATGGTGGAACAGGCAGACACAACGGACTTAAAATCCGTCGATGAAACACTCGTACCGGTTCAAGTCCGGTTAGCGGCACCATTTTTACAGGAGGTATTTATGAATAAATCAAAACGCAAGTATTAAAGGATATTATGGATGATTTATTATATGTAAACTATGCTAATCCCGCATCTGTCCACAATTTTGCCGAAACTCCCGCGAATATAATTTCTTCAACTAGAAAAAGTGTTGCTGCAGTCATCCACGGTGATAAAGATAATGTTATATTTACATCCTCAGGCTCGGAAGCTAACACACTTGCAATATTAGGATTGGAAAAATATCTGAAGAGCGTCAATAAAACCCATATCATATCTACAAAATACGAGCATCCGTCTGTACTTAATTCATTAAAAGAGATGGAAGCACGTGGCTTTTCTGTAACATATCTTAATGTCCGTTATGGTAAGGTTAACCCGATAGAATTTGAAAACAATATTACACATAATACTGGATTCGCTTCTATAATGTATACCAATAATGAACTTGGAACAACAAATAATATTATGGAAATATATGATATCTGTAAAAAAAATAATATCATACTTCATTCTGACTGTGTTCAAGCTTTTGGCTCAAAACATATATCCCTTGCTGATGAAGCAGATATAATTACATTTTCAGGGCATAAGCTTCACGCTCCAAAAGGGATAGGTTGTCTGTGTAAAAAACCAAATATAGAATTATCACCAGTTATTTTTGGCGGCAAACAGGAATTTGGTCTTCGTGGCGGCACCGAAAACGCAGCCTTTATCGCAGCACTGGACTGGGCTGTAAAAGATTTGTTCTTAAATCAGACAAAATATAATAATCGTATAAAAAGCATCAGCGATACATTTTTAGAAACTTTAAAAGACAGATGTGACGCAAACGGAGTGTCCGTAGCCTTAAACGTCATCCCAGACGATACAGGCAGGGTTTTAAGCCTGCGTTTTAACGGTGTTGACGCCCAATCACTGATAATAATGTTAAGTCTTACAGGTATCTGTGTTTCAGCAGGGTCAGCCTGTTCCGACAATTTTACTCACCCAAGCCACGTTTTGAGGGCAGCAGGTCTTTCCGACAGCGAAGCTATGTCTACAATCAGGGTTTCATTTTCACGTTTCAACGGTCAGCAGGAAGTTATCACCGCCGCCGAAAAAATCGCCGAATGTGCAAAAATTATTAAGGATTTGAAATAAATTGACGTATATGGTATTATTGAAAAGAGGTGATTTTTTGGATAAAAAGTTATATATAAACAACCGTGATGCAATGATGACATTCGCTTCAAAAGGACATTATATTCCTGAAGATGCTTTAAATTACAGTGAATACATCATAGACCTGATGCATATTTATCAATTCAAAGGTTTATGTGTGTTGGAAGAAATTATGGATAATTTAAGAAACTCACCTGATATAACAGATATTTTTAAATTAGAAAAAATAACAGACGATATTGCAAAAAAGATAAGCTTTATTCCTCCGTCTTTTCAGATATTTATAAATATTACAAACAATCTGTTAAAAGCTGCAGACGAAAATCTTAATTTTAAAATAAACGACGAATGGTATATCGAATACGCAGCAGCTTTTTTAACGATATCAAAAGGTTTCGATATAACCTTAACGCAGTACGAAGACTATAATTTTACCTACACCCCTAAAAACTACGACAGTGATATGGTAAAAATCATAAACTCTCTTTTTATAAACCCCTCAGACACAGTCGAACGCTGGCTTAAATCCAGAATAGAACAGAATAACAAGCAAAAACATGACCCACCGGACTAAGTTTCGGCGGGTTTTTAATTTATATACAAGGACGGTGAAATTATGAACAATATCGAATACAACAAACAGCTTATAGGGCAGTTTCCCTTTCTGCTTCCACGCAACAGATTTACCGACCAGGTAGTGGAAGACTACGACTATTCTTATACCGAACTTGACAGTATGCCGGATGGCTGGCGCAAGGCTTTCGGTGTTCAGATGTGTCAGGAAATTGCAGAAGAACTTAAAAAGTACAACGCGCTGGATAAATACCGTATTCTTGAAATTAAAGAAAAGTACGGCACTCTGCGCTGGTATGACGGCAGAACAACAGACAAAATAACACGGGAAATTATCCCAAAATACGAAAATATGTCTGCACAAACCTGCATTTACTGCGGTGAAAAGGCAAACTATACGGTCGGATACATACCTATATGCTATTTATGCTATACGGAGGTTCTTAAAGATGATTTATAATCACAGCCAGTGGCTTGCAAAGTCAATAAACAAAACAGTATTCAGATACTGGGTTTTTAAAAAGCAGTTCACACCATACGAAATGGAAGAAAAATTCATAGACCAAAGCTGCTATGACAGCGACTACGCTTCTATCGGCATAATCCACGAAGCAGTTATTCTTCCTGATAACGACATTCTTCTTGGTTTCAGAACTCTCGGAGAACTTTCAGCAGAAGAATACAACGAAGCGGAACCATATATAGAATATTTTAAACTCAGCGAAATCCGCCTGGCTCACGCATACAAAGACCAAAACGAGCTGGAGCAGGACTTAGCTCAAAGCGAGGTGTAATAAATGATTCAGCAATCAAGGGCAAGCAATATTGCTACAGTGTCACAAATATCGTCCTTATCCGCAAGAATTGACGCTCTGGAAGCTGCGCTATACCAAACTGAAGGCGCTGTACGGTCAGCCACAGAATCTTACGATACTCTATATGAAATCGTAGACAGTATTACATCTGATTCTACATATGCAACTCCTGCTGCGGTGTATGGCGTCCCGTATACCGAACAACAGATTACATCTAATATTTCTGCCATGGAGACAATAGTAGATGATTGTATATTTCAGGAAGAAACAGTAATACCACATCTTTTCGGTATTGATTCCGACCCGTTACAGCGTGGATATAGTGCAGATACAGTTATAACAACCGAATTCAACGGCACCGGAAGGCAGCTGTTTGAAGACTTCTTTACAGAACAACTCACAAAAACCATATTAAAAGAAATGGAAGAAGACGGCGCCGATATGGAAGAAATTCCACAGGAAGAATTTCTTGATATTTTGGATACATAACGTCTTTGCAAAATATCAAACAATATGTTAATATAATCTTAATTTAAAAGAAGGTGTATATAATGAAAAACGACTACAAGATAATCAGTTTTTCTGACAGTCCCAATATGGTCTTTGATGAAAATTTTGATTTTTTACTCAAAGAAACCGCAGAAGAACTTAACAGACTTAATTCAGAACCCCATCTGGTTAACACAGATGTTTTAAAAAAGCTTATCTGTGCAAAAAATATACTCGAACATCTGTCAAAAGAGTATGGTTTTAAAGTAACATACGAACTTTGCGAGCCTTTTTACAATGTAGGTTCTGTAAGCATAAACGCAAAAGAAATCTCGTTCATTAACACCCAGATGTTCAAAACAGCCTGCTGTCTTGCATCAAATGTAAATGTGTACCCCAGAACAGATAAAACGGTACAGCTCGACCTTACCTTTCACGGCCTTGCAAAAAAATCAATCAGATAAAGGGGTGTGGTTATGTTTTTAAATTCTTCAGATATAATGCTCTCAACAATAAACAACAGCGAACATCTTTTCTCAACATATATCCAAAACGAAGAAAAATTAAACAAGATGGAAAAAGTTTGCTGTCTTATAGACGATTTTTCACAGGAGCTCAATGCATCACACCTATCTTTTGAGATTGACGAAGACAGCTTGGATTTTTCGTTTTATATCACCTGTCCAGAAATCTTCGCCAGTGGTCTTGACAATGATTTTTACAAACTTTTAGATGTTGCAAAATCTGTCAGCTTCAACTACAAAGACAATGATAATATCATTATCTGCTTTGTATTCGAAGGTGTGTGGGATTTAGCTTAATATAAAACGGAGGTTTTATGAACAATAAAAGACGTGAAATTTTAAAAAAAGGCCTGTATACACTCACTACGGCTGAAGATTTAATCCAGATAGCCTTGGATGAAGAGCAGGACAGTCTTGACAACCTGCCGGAAAATCTTGAATCAAGTGAAAAATACGCAAAAATGGAACAGGCCATAGACAAACTCACCGATTCAATAGAAAGAATATACGAGGCAAGAGATTTAATCGAAGAAGCTATTGCATAGAAAGGCAGGGTTTTTATGGATATAATGTTTATGTTTTTTGGCATAGGGTTTATTATATATTTGTTTGCCAGAGAGGCTTATATTTCTGTACGCACAAGTAACTCAAGCCATAAATATTTTAAAGAAAGCCTTGATTTTAATATGTCGCTATGGAATTATGACAGGGTTCATTCTTTAAAAGAAGATTTAACTCCACAGGAGAACGAAGAAAACTGTAGAATATTAATCAATTCGTACTCGGAATGTTATAATACTAATTCGGTCTCAGCCGAAGGCTTTGACGAGCTTTTTGGGTTATCTGAAAAACACTTTAAAAATATCAGGTTTCCTCGCGAGAACTCCTATCATATTATTAAAGCGTGCAATGGAGAGGTCGTGAGTGACGTTTATCAGAATTTGAGATATTACAATCCTTACAAATCAGAAAAAGAAAACAGTATTTATAGAAAAAGAATATTGTCTTTTATAGACTGGATTAATAAACAAATCAAAATTAGCGGCAATTTTAATCCAAATACAGAAATAATTCCAATACCTGAAAAAAAATCTGTGTGTTTTACTTACAAAAATGAACCAAAATATAAATATTAAAAACCCCGCTTTTGCGGGGTTTTATTATCGTCCAAAATATTCAGGAAATCCAATCCTGTTTTCAAGTATAACTTTACCAAGACAGTAAAATGAAATATTGCTGTCAGCAGATATGTATACATTTGTTTCTCTTAATGCTTCATTGGCAGAAACCAGTGTCACATTGCCATATATATCACAGTAATACTGTTTGCAATAGGTGCTTCCGTCAACAGAAAATATACCCACATCACCTACTGATATATCATTGGTTTTTATCACATATACAGTATCGCCATCATTGATATACGGTGCCATACTGTCTCCCTGTATCCTTACCGAAAAATCAGCCCTTGAATATACTGGATTATGCACAGTTTCCACCTCAAAACTCTCATCGCCAATAGGTGCAGCAAAGCCCGCAGCAGAAGCATAATGATATCTTGGAATAAACTTGATAACCTTATTTCCATTTGCAATATCTGCAACAAGTTTTTCGTTTTCAATACGCTGCTTTTCCAGTTCCAAAACCGAAAACAAAATCTCTCTGCCGTGGCTGTCAAGGTTTCTGTAATCCAAAATCAAATTCTGTTCATCTGAGCTGAAACCATAGTCTTTTCTTCCAACAACATAATCCATCGAAACACCAAAAGCATCTGCAATTCTTGCCAGAGCTTCAGCAGACGGTTTTTTGTTTCCGTTCTCCCAGTTACCAACAGTTACGGCGGTCACACCAGCAGCTGCTGCCAGGTCTTTCTGTGTCATATTATTTTTTATTCTTAAATCCCTAATTCTTTCAAACCAATACATATTATATCTCCTTTCAGCAGGAAATTTATAATTGACAACATCTTCCTTTTATGCTACCATAATAACACAAACAAAAGTTATGTTAATTAGTTTATAACACAAACCTTTGTTTTTGTCAATGACGTCATTTGAAAAATCGTACAAAAAAGCAGCCCGTTCGCCAAAACGGACTGCAAAAAGCAACAGGCTGCGGTATAAAAAGCAAAAATCCGCAACCAAGAAATATCCAGTAAGGGATAAGGAAACTGGAAATTTCTGGAAATATTATACCATAGCCCTTCATAAAAATCAATGGAGGAACTCTACTTATGAACTATCTTTCTGTAAGTGGTTTTGATGTTTTGTATCACAAATTACATCTTAATACCTGCACTTTTTCATCACAAATTCAAAGCTGGAGAGAGCCTGGCTCCACTATCGACTTTGATGCAACGTTTAACGATATGTCTGTAAATTTAATGCCAAGCGTAATTAGTTTTATGGATAATAACTCAAATATGGCAGTTTTCCGAAATGTTAAAGTTGTGGAAGACTATGGAGATACGTCAATTTTAGGAAGAAAATTTACTATAGTTTGTGAAAACCCAATGAACCATAAAGAAGCAAGATACACATTTTTGGCTCGATAAATCGTCAAAGTAAATTTAATAATCCACTTGACAACCTACAGCATTTGTGGTATAATGTGGTCAATGTACAAAGATGCGTACAAGATTGCGAGGTTTACTATGTACAATAAAGAACTCAAAGAAAGGTTTATACAATCTTATACAAAAAGCGATAATTCAGCAAATAAGTGTAAGGTTATTTTCGACCATTTTGAAACATTCGAGAATAAATGGGGTGCAGATTTATGTACAAGAACTGCAGAAGACTTACAGCCTGCGGTTGACAGTATAATCGGTGTACGTTTTAAAAGTCAGATTACGCAGCTTATAGTTATTCAAAAATATATCAAGTGGTGTGTGCGTAACAACATCCCTGGCGCAATAGACGACACAAAGAATATAAAAGAACCGGGTGTAGAAAAGATTAAGACGCAGACTGTCGCAAATCCCCAACAGCTGCAGGATTTTTTAAACATAGTATATGACAAGGAAGAAGAAAACACCACCGACAACATATATAGGGCATTTTATTGGCTGGCTTACTCCGGTATTCCAGAAACATATATTATGGATATAACAGCGGATGATGTGGACTTTATGAATATGCGTATAACCCATAAGGATGTTGAAGTTAGAATTTACGGTGAATCTATCCCATGTCTTATGCGCTGTGTTAATTCAACACAATTCACATACAAGCACCCAAACTACACAACTGTACGTGACAGGCTTAGCGGAAACACTATCGTAAGAGGTGTGCGCGGCAAAAGCTCCATACACAATATGAGAACTATAATTTCAAACAGAGCCAAAGAAAAAATGGAAAAAGGTTTGATAGATAAAAATCTCAGTTATTACCGTGTGTGGATGTCAGGCTTATTCTACAGGGTTTATCAGGACGAGCTTCGTGGTATTTTTCCTGACTTTTCCTTTATAGTTGCTAAATTTGTGGAAAACAGAACATACAAACTGGATAAAGGCAGAAATACCCAGGACGCAAAAAAACGCCAGCTCATACAGGACTATCACAGAGACTACGAACGCTGGAAATTTGCACACGAATTATAAGCATTAAAAGCCCATTATATATGGGCTTTTTTATACCACATTCAACTAAATTAAACAATTTGCAAAAGGAGGCTTTTCCATTGGAAAACAAAGAACGTTTTATTTCTCTGCTGTCTTCAACAGGCAGAGAGGGCGTGCAACAGCTGCTTGACTGGCTGGAAACAACAGATTTTTACACAGCGCCCGCAAGCACACAGTATCACGGCGCATATAAAGGCGGACTTTTACAGCATTCACTTAATGTATACGATGAAGCCGTTCGTCTTGCTTCAGCTTATCCTGAAATCGAAACCAAAGAAGAAAACATTATCATCTGCAGCCTGCTTCACGATTTGTGCAAGGTAAATATGTATGTAACCGAAAAACGCAACCGAAAAAATGAACATGGACAATGGGAAAGCTACGACGCTTTTACCATTAAGGAAAGTTTCTGCTTTGGCGGTCATGGTTCAAAGTCGGTATATCTCGCACATCACTTTATCAATCTCTCTCCTGTTGAAGCTGTAGCAATCAACTGTCATATGTCCTCGTGGGAAGAAGGCAGGGCAAGAGACGCAGGCAAGGCTTTTGAGCAGTTCCCGTTTGCATGGCTTATTCACACAGCAGACGAAGCAGCAACATACATCAAAGAAAGGTAGGTAATTAAATGCCAGAAACACTTAACATCTATCAAAAGCTTGCAAAAATCCGCAAGCCTGTAGAAGTTTTAAAGAAAAACAAAAGCGGTTTTAACTACAAATATGTTACCGAAGACCTTATCCTTGCGAAAATCACAGGGCTTATGGGGTCTTTAGGGGTTTCTCTTATTCCACATATAGTCCCCAAAACAACTGTAGTCACACCGTATCACTACACCAAAACCAAAGTCCTTAAAGACGGCAAGGTTATCAGTGAAGAAATCAACGAAATTCTCGTATCGGCAGATATGGAGTGGCACTGGATAAATAATGAAAACCCTGAAGACAGGATTATCGTGCCGTGGACATTGGTTGGTCAGCAGTCAGATGCAAGCCAGGCACTTGGTTCAGGTCTCTCCTACTCTTCCAGATATTTTATGCTCAAATACTTTAATGTCGCAACAAGCGAAGACGACCCAGACCACTGGCGTCAACTCCAGGAAGAAGCCGCCAACAGCGAAAACAAAGAAGTAGTTGCCGAAATCTTAAATCAGGTACACTCAATTCTCGGCACATACATAGAAAAACACCCGGACAGCAAGGCAGAGATTGCTTCGGTGGTAAAGCAGTTTGCAAAGGGTAAAAACGGCAAACCATCCGCAGACTACTTTAATATCACAGACCCAAAAACCGCAAGCGAGTTGCTTAACAAAGTAACCGAAAAATATTCAGTTCAGTAATCAGGAGGATTTTCATTATGGGATTCAGAACAGGCGCATACGCAAAAATCTGGGATATCACCCCAGGCAGAGGCAACACAACAAATGTCAGACTTTCGGTAAGCCGCAGAAACAAAGAAACCAACGAGTACGAACCAGATTTTTCAGGTTTCTGTATGTTTATCGGCAACGCAAAGGCAGGCGCAGAAAAGCTCAGACAGGGCGATACAATCAAACTGGGCGACGTGGATGTGTCCAATCGTTACGACAAAGAAGCAGGCAAAGAATACTACACACACAAGGTTTTCAGCTTCGAACCTATAAACAACAACGGCTCATATTCTGCTAACACAACAGAAGAAAACACATCAGAAGGCGATACAGACGACGAAGGCCTTCCATTCTAAGGTGTAAATAATGAAATACACCAATATCATCGACACATTCACATGGTCATACTCACGGCTGCAGGCTTTCGAAAACTGCCCATACGGTTTTTTACTCAAATACATTTTCAAGGCAGATAAAGAAGATAAGTTTTTTGCTCAATACGGCAGTTTTGTCCATAAAATTCTGGAAAAATACCATAACGGCGAGCTGGATAAATCCCAGCTCGTCAGCTATTACCTTTCTCAGTTTTACACAAGCGTCACATCAAACGCTCCGTCGCCAAAGATATTTACAAAATATTTTAAAGACGGCTTAAACTACTTTCAAAATATTACTCCAAGCACCGACACGGTTATGGGCGTAGAACAGGAAGTAAGCTTTACCATAGAAGACAGGGATTTTACAGGTTTTATAGATAAAGTTTCGCAAAATGATAATCACTTAATAATCACAGACAATAAATCAAGAATCCTAAAACACAGAAGCAGGCGCAGCAAACCAACCAAATCAGACGAGGAACTGGACAGTTATCTACGGCAGCTTTATCTGTACTCCATACCAATCCATAATCAGTATGGCAAATACCCAGACAAACTGTGCTTTAACTGTTTCAGAACACAGGAAATAATTACAGAGGAATTTAATAAGGAAAGTTTAGAAAAAACAAAACAATGGGCTTTGGAAACCATAAACCGAATCTCACAGGAGGATGAGTGGAGCCCAAATCTGGATTGGTTTAAATGCAAATACATCTGTGACTGCAGCAACGAGTGCGAATATTTCAAATTACTGTAAGGAGGTGTTTGGTTGAACTCATGCGATATTAAAAATATCGAAAGCGAAGCAGGTATTATAGCTTCAATAGTTATGAAACCTGAACTCACCTTTTATTCCGAGCAACTTAAACCCAATCATTTTTCAGACAAACAAAACGCATACATATACTACGCCGTATGTGAGCTTGCAAAAATGGGTATAGAAAAAATTGACGCATACAACATCACAAATGCGCTCAATAAAAATCCAACCACACGCAAAGCTACAGACACAATCACAATAACAGCGTTAAACGAACTTATTGATGTGGCAAAACTTATTGCAAGAAATTCAGTGGAAGAATATGCGCTGCTGGTAAATAACGTACTGGACGCAGCATTCAGACGTACCACATACGACAAACTTATAGAGTGCGAAAGGCTGTGCTTCTCAAGCTCCGAAACAGATATCGAGCAAAAAATCTATTCGGTACTTGACGATGTAATGATGGAATTTTCCACAACAAACGATATCCCTCAGTTTAAAGATGTAGTGGATGATTTATGGCAGGAAATCGAAGAACGTCAGACAAACGGTATGTCTGGTATTCCGTTCAAGTTCCCTGCCCTCAATAACTACGCAACCTTGGAAGCAGGTGAGCTTTTTATTTTTGCCGGCGAAGCCAAGATGGGCAAAAGCGCAATGCTTCTGTCCTGCGCTGTGGATTTGTTAAGAAAGGACAAAGCTGTGCTGTATGTAGACAGCGAACTCAACAGCCGTCTGTTTTTATGCAGACTTCTGTCACACCTTACAGGTATTAAATTTTCCGATATCCGTGCAGGCAGATATACGCAGGAAGATAAAGTCCGCATAGATGCGGCAAGACAGTGGGTAAAAAGCCGAAAATTCATTCACCTGTACATACCTATATTCAACGAACAGGCGGTTTACACAGCTGTAAAAAAGGCTTCCCATATGTTCGGCAAACTGGACGTGCTTGTGGTGGATTACTTTAAATCCACATCAGAGCAGGACGCATTCGGTACATATAACGAGATGGGCAAGTTTATCGACACGGTTAAAAATAAAATCTGCGGAGACTGCGGTATTGCAGGGCTCGGAGCCGTACAGGCAACAAGCACAGGTAAGGTTGCGGACAGCGCCAAAATAGGCCGCAATGCCAGCACAATAGCGCTTATTTTAAACAAAACGCCGGAAGAAATCGAAGCCGACGGTGTAGAGTGCGGAAATAAAAAATTAAGAATACTCTTAAATCGAAACGGTGCGCAAATGCAGGGCGAAGAAGAATATATCGACTTAAGGTTTGACGGCTCAACCTTAAATTATATGGAAGCTGACCGTCAGCATATCCCAGATACACCATTTTGAAAATATCGAAGATATTTTCTCATAGGGGGCTTAGCCCCCTCCATGACGAAATTTTTCGCAAGTAACTGCGAAAAATTTTACTGTCACCCCCATAGACGACGGCAGGCTATGCCATACGGCAGCCTTGCAATAATAAACGTAAGAACGAAAGAGAGTGATTTTTTGGAAGTTTACAACTTAATAGACGAAGTTGATTTAGTTGATTATATATCCCAGTATGTACAGCTCAGTGAAGAAAACGGAGAGTTCTGGGGTCTGTCCCCTTTCAAAGAAGAAAACACTCCTTCTTTTTCTGTCCGCCGCGAAACAAACCGATGGTATGATTTTTCGTCAGGAAAGGGTGGCAATATTATCACCTTTGTCAAGGAGTACCACAAAGTCGGTTACTACAAGGCGCTTGATATCATAAAAAAATACGCAAATATAACCGACGATATCACACAGTCAAATATAAGGCTTGGCTGTGTAAGTATCGCCAAAAGGTTTAAACAAAGCCAGATAAAACAAAAAACATCAAAATCGCCAATACTCCGTGATGATTATATGGACAGATATGAGTTTAACACAGATAAACTGACGTCCTGGATAAACGAGGGTATAAGCACAGATACCCTTAAGTTTTTTGACGTCAGATACGACAGGTTTTCCAACCGTATAGTATTTCCAATCAAAAGTTATAACGGGGATATTATCAACGTGTGCGGCAGAACACTAGATAAAAACTACAAAGAAAAAAAGCTGCGTAAATACAGTTATTTTTTCTCTCTCGGCGTTCTCGATACACTGTACGGAATTTCCGAAAACATAGATGAAATCAAAAAGCAAAAAGAAGTTATTGTTTTCGAGGGAGCAAAATCGGTAATGCTGGCTCACCAGTGGGGTATCAAAAACACCTGCGCACTACTCACAAGTCATTTAAATCCACAACAGCTCAACTTTCTTATAAAACTGGGCGTCCGTGTGGTTTTTGCACTGGACGAGGATATTGACATACGTCAAGATACAAACATTAAAAAGCTCAAACGTTATGTAACAGTCGAGTGGGTGCGTAACAAAGATAACCTTTTGGGCGAAAAAATGTCACCTGTGGACGCAGGTTACGATATCTGGAAAAATCTTTACGATAGGAGGCAAAAACTTAATTGAACAATACATACATCCCCTATCATCTTCACACCGATTACAGTTTGCTGGACAGCTGTACAAAGTTCAGCGAATATGTAGATTTAGCAATAAATAACGGCAGTAAAGCAATAGCATCAACAGAGCACGGCAAGCCTTTAGGCTGGGTTTCCAAAAAGATGCTATGCGATAAAATGGGCATCAAATTTATACACGGTGTAGAGATTTATCTCACCGAACAGCTTGAACCAAAGGTAAGAGATAATTACCACACCGTACTGCTTGCCAAAAATCTTGACGGTGTTATGGAACTGAACAAACTGGTCAGCAAATCCTGTGACAGCGAACATTTCTATTACACCAACAGAATAAGTTTTGACGAGTTTTTATCAATATCAGACAATATTATTTCAACCAGCGCCTGCCTCGCCTCGCCTCTCAACAAACTGGATGACGAGCATCCAAGATATACCGAGCTTGCAGAAAAGTACACATTCTTCGAGGTTCAGCCGCACTTTCATCCAGAGCAGATAGCTTTCAATAAACGTCTGTACAAGCTTTCTCAAAAACTTAACACGCCGCTTATAGTCGGCACCGATACCCATTCTTCTTCAGAATACAAAGCCGAGTGCCGTTCAATTCTCTTAAAAGCCAAAAACAAGGCGTATGGCGATGAAGATGCTTTCGATTTGTCTTTCAAAACAAGACAGCAACTGGAAGATATGTTCAGTCTGCAGGGCGCGCTCCCCAAAGATGTATATATGCAGGCTTTGGATAATACAAACCTGTTGGACGAAATGTGTGAGAATTTTACTCTCGACACATCCATCAAATACCCTATTCTCTACGGAAGCCGAGAAAAAGATTCCGAGATTTTCATCAAAACAATCAATAAAAAATTCCAGGACAAACTGGATAACGGTGTTATTCCACAAAGTCAAAAAGAAGATTTTACACAGGCAATCGCAGAAGAGCTCAGGGTTTTTCAAAAGCTGCAGATGGATGGTTTTATGCTTTCAATGTCAGAGCTTATATCCTGGTGTAAAGAACAGGGTATGGCAATAGGTACTGCAAGGGGGTCTGTAGGCGGCTCAAGAATAGCATACGTCACAGATATTATCGACCTTAACCCAGAGACGTGGCACACGGTTTTTTCACGATTCTGCAACGAAGACCGTAAGGAAATCGGCGATATAGATATAGACTGTGTAGAATCAGACAGACCTGCAATCTTTAAATATATTGTACAAAGGTTTGGTCAGGACTTTACAGCACGTGTAGCTTCTTTCGGCACACTGCAGGCTCGTGGAGTAATCGACGAGGTAGGCAGGGCGCTTGCAAAATACTGGGAAGAAAACAACGGCAATACAGGTACAAATCCATACAATCTTGCAAGGATAGAAAAAATCAAAAAAGAATACGATGCCGACAGCGAAAAGGCAAAGGCAAAATATTCCGAAATTTTCTACTATATGGAGGGTCTGCTTGACACCAAGGTGTCCCAGTCAGTACATCCTGCAGGTATGGTTATCAGCCCTGTATCCTTAAGTGAAAACTATGGGGTTTTCGAAAAGGACGACGATTTATGTCTTATGATGGATATGGACGAAGCTCACGAAGTAGGTGTTGCAAAATACGACTTCCTTGTGCTCAAGACAGTACAGGTTATCCGTGATACCTGTAATTATATCGGCATTCCCTACCCTAAATCACACGAAATTAACTGGAAAGACGAGGCAGTGTGGAACGATATTCTGAGAGCCCCAGGCGCAATCTTTCAGTTCGAAAGCCCGTTTGCATTTGACTGCTTAAAAAAATACAAACCACAAAATCTGTTCGATATGTCTTTGGTGACAGCCTGTATAAGACCGTCAGGTACATCTTATCGTGACGATTTACTGGCAAGAAAGCCAAATCACAATCCGTCAACCATTATTGATGAATTGTTAAAGGACAATAACGGATATCTTGTATATCAGGAAGATGTTATTAAATTCTTACAGCAGATATGCGGTCTTTCAGGCAGCAGCGCCGACAATATACGCCGAGCAATAGGCCGCAAAGACCGAGAGCGTCTCGACAACGCAATGCCTCAGATTTTATCAGGTTACTGCTCAAAATCAGATAAACCTCAGCAGGAAGCCGAAGAAGAAGCCAAGATATTTCTTCAGATTCTCGAAGACAGTGCTTCCTATATGTTTGGGTACAATCATTCCATAGCATACTGTATGCTTGGGTATCTGTGTGCATATTTCAGATATTATTATCCTGTGGAGTTTATAACATCGTTTTTAAACAACGCAGCAAATGACAGTGATATATCAACAGGCACTACCCTTGCCAAAAAGTACGATATTAAAATAACTCTTCCAAAGTTCGGGTATTCTGCAAGTGATTACACATTCAATAAAGACGAAAGAGTAATAGCAAAAGGCGTAAGCAGTATCAAACATATCAGCACAGGCATCGCAAACGAGCTTTACAATATGTCCAAGACACAACAGTACGATTATTTTATTGATGTACTGACAAATGCAAGAACTTACACATCAGCCGACACAAGACAATTGGATGTGCTTATTAAAACTGATTACTTTTCAATGTTCGGCAATCAGCGTGAGCTGTTAAAAATCTGTGACATATTCGAAATGTTTAAGCGTGGAAAATCAAAAGAAATCAAAAAAGAACTTGTAGACGATTTGCCGATAGCTCCAATTGTCCAAAAATACTCAAACGGAAAAACAAAAGCAGGCAAAGACGCAAAAAGCTACACCATTCTCGATATCACATCCATAATGCACGAATGCGAGAATTTAATAAAATCTGCAAATCTGCCGGATTTATCCGATGTTACAAAGGTGAGAAATTTCGCAGATATTATGGGGTATGCCGGATACACATCCGGCAATGAAAACGACAGGCGTAAACTGTATATCAAAGAAATCTATCCCGTATATCGCAAAAAAGACAATGCGCAGTTTGGCTACAGCGTGCTCACACAGTCAATCGGAAGCGGCAAAGAAAGCAGGTTTACAGTATTCAACAAAATATATAATACATTCCCTATAAAAAAGGGAGATATAATTTTCTGCAAAAAATACACAAAAGACGGTCAGTATTATACACTTACCGACTACTCATTATTATCTGAATAAAATAGTTAATAAAGGAGGCGGTTAAAATAGAGCTAACAACAAACGAAATAGCATCTATAGCAGGCCATTATACCGGCGAAGGTATAAAAAGTACCTGTAAAATTATACTCGATATAGTAAACTCAGTAGCTCTGGAAAAACAGCAAAGATTGGAAATTATAAAGCATTTCTGCGAAACGCAATTAACATAAGTTTTATTTTTTTAACACATCAACTAAATTAAACAATTTACTGAAAGAGAGGTCTTACCCTTTGAACAAAGACTGGACAGGCAATAAAAAATCAACCTTCACTACTTTGGGTGCAAGCAACCATACAGAGCATAACAGAGCTGCAAACGATTATTATGCCACCGACCCTATAGCTGCAGACCTTATCTGCTCTGTGGAAAATTTCGACGGTGGAATATGGGAAAATTGTTGCGGAGAAGGACATCTATCAAAACGCTTCGAGGAACTTGGTTATAAAGTGGTCAGCACAGATCTTATAGACCGAGGGTTCGGTACAGGAAATATTGATTTTTTCAAATGCAACAGCTCACTTGCGCCAAACATCGTTACTAACCCGCCATACAAATATTCGCAGCAATGGGTAGAACATTCTCTTAAACTTCTTCCAACTGGTGGCAAACTTGCGTTATTTTTGCCTATTACATTTCTCGAAAGCGAAAAAAGACGCCGTATGTTCAAAAAATACCCTCCAAAAACTGTCTATGTGTGTTCAAACAGGGTTTTATGTGGTATAAACGGCAATTTTAACCTTACTGACAATGATGGAAATACAGTCATGGACAAAGACGGCAACCCAAAAAGAATGGCAAGCGCTAAGTGCTATGCCTGGTTTGTATGGGTAAAGGACGATTATGATAACTTTCCGCAAATCAAATGGATTAATTAAGGAGGTCTTATGAAAATCATCTGTATTTCAGGCAAGGCGCAGCACGGCAAAGATACCGTCGCCAATATGCTGTGCCAGACAATGAACGAACAGGGTCTCAATACCCGTATTGTTCACTACGGCGACCTTTTAAAATACATCTGTACACAGTTTTTCGGATGGAACGGCAAAAAAGACGAATATGGTCGCTGGCTCCTGCAGACAATCGGCACGGATAATATACGCAAAAAGAACCCAGACTTTTGGGTTAATTTTCTCTGTGACATAGCAGGTTTTTTCAAAGATGAATGGGATTGGTGGCTGGTTTCAGACTGTCGTTTTCCAAACGAAATCGAACGCTTTAAACAGGCAGGTTTTGATACATTTCATCTGCGTGTAGAAAGAGATAGTTTCAGCTCATCGCTTACAGAAGAACAAAAAAATCACATTTCCGAAACCGCTTTGGATAAATCAAAACCGGATATTCTCATTAAAAATGACGGAGATTTGGAAACATTGCGCTCCAAAGTGTTCGATATATTCAAACAGTTAAATTCTTAA